TTCACGACTAAGTTAGATAGTAGTGGGCAAGTGGACATAAGCGGCCACACCACAGCAACAACACGAGAGATTCAAGTTTTAGACGGATTCTCTTTTTCACAAAATACAGGACAAGAAACTGTTACAACTAATGAAGCCGGCGTAGCACCTATTCGCGGTCAGCGTAGCTTCAATACTTCGCTAGAGCCCGTAGACTGGAGTTTTTCTACATATGTGCGCCCTAAGTATAACGAAGGTGCTACAACTACAGCAGGACCTGACGCAGATGATAAAATTGACGCAGAAGAGTCCGTTCTCTGGGGAGCTATGTCCAGCGTTACTGGCAATGGTTGGACTCAAACCGCAGGTTCAGCACCAAGTACTGCACCTTATTCAACAGTAAGTTTTGGAAATTCTAACGCTCACCAGTTACAGGCTTTTGGTTTAATTATTCAGTTCGAAGCTGTTACTTATGTTATCGACAACTGTGCTATTGATTCTGCTACTATTGACTTTGGATTAGATGCTATTGCTACCATTGCTTGGGCCGGAAAAGGTACTGCAATGCGTCAGTTAGCAACTCCTTTAACAATCCCATCTACAGGCCTTAGCGTTACTGGTGGCGGTTTTACAGGTACTAATGATTTCCAAATCAAAGACACTAGTGCTCGATTTATTGCCAACAAATTGTCTACAATGACCTTGGCTGCAGCTGCATTTGGTGGTTTAAGTGCTCAAGGCTATACAATTGCTATTACCGGTGGTAATATCACAATTGCTAATAACTTAACATACTTAACTCCAGCTAACTTGGGTGTTGTTAATAAGCCAATTACTTATTTTACAGGTACTCGTGCTATTACTGCTAATGTAACAGCATACTTAAAAACTGGTTCAGATCCTACTACTAACTTACCACAAGGTGCAACATTGCTAAACAATATGTTGGTTGCAAGTAGCTCTAGTACAGAGAACAAGTTTGCCGTAACAGTATCTATGGGCGGAGCCGGTAACGACACACGTTTAGATCTGGTAATGCCTACAGTTCAGTTAACAATTCCAGCAATTACTTCTGAGCAAATTATCTCTACTTCTATTACTATGACTGCACAGGGTGCTACTTCAGGTGCTTACGATCTTGAAGCTAAGAACGAATTAGAAGTTAAATACTACGCAGCAGCTTAATCAGCCACTGCATTTTCATAGAGACTGGGTTGATCTCCAGTCTCTCTTTTTAAAACTTATTATAAAATGACTACTCTCTCTTTAAAAACACTGTTAGTTCCTTCTAAATCAGTTCAGGTTGAATATCCTGGTATGCCTGGTTTTGTTGTTGATTTGGCATTTTTATCTCGCGAAACACTTTTGAGTATTCGTAAGAAGTCTACCAAAACAACTTTTAAAAATCGTCAGGCTGCTGAAGATTTTAACGAAGAATTATTTTTACAACTATACGTTGAGAATGCCGTCAAAGGATGGTCAGGACTAAAACTCAGTTATCTAGAGCAATTAGCACCAGTTGATTTAACTGGTAAGGATATGGAAGCAGAGTTGGGATATACTCCTGAAAACGCTCTGTATTTAATGAAAAATTCCAGTAACTTTGATGCTTTTATCAGTGAACAGGTCACAGACCTGGGAAACTTTTCGACGACCAACTCCAGCAAGTAAATTGGCAGTTGGTTAACTATCTTCAAAATATGAGTGTTGGCATGTCCAAAGATCAGTATTTTGAAATGTGCGAAGCACTAGGCAATGATCCAGTAGAATCTGAAATTCCTATTGAATTTGATGATTTTCCCTTAGAAGTGCAACAAGCATTCAATGCTTATAGAATGTTACGAGACGAGTGGGATACCATGAGTGGTAGCTATTTAGGAAAATCCTTAATAGGTATTAAAGACGTGCTAGAAGCAACAGAGATTGATCCTTCTGAACAAAAGTTTATTATTATGCTTATACGTATAATTGATAATGTAAGATCAGAAGAGATCAATAATAAGAAAAAGACGCAAGAGCCCGCTAGCTAAAAATTAGCGGGCTTTTTTGCGTTAAAAATTTTTTGGTTTGACAAACGCGAGGTCACATGGTATAATGGTCTCTAGTTAAATTATCGAAAAATTTTGGTAATACCCGACAGGAGTGTATATGGCCGTTCAAAGATATGTATTAGAGTTTAGTCTAAAAGACGTAGGAAGCTCACTTAAAGCAGGCAAAAAAGATGCAGACGCTTTTAGAGCCTCACTAGATTCTATTGAGAAGATGACCAGTAAAGCTGGTAGTAAAAGCAAAGGCGGCTGGAAAAACGCTATGATGGGTGGCAACGAGTATGATGTTGCCAGGGGTAGTGCCGGCGCTACTGGTGCTTCTGGTCGTGACTTTGCAAACCAAGCTCGAGGCCTTGATGGTTTAGTACGTTTATATGCTACTTATGCAGCTAATCTGTTTGCTGCAGGCGCTGCTTTCCGCGCATTAAGTAACGCAGCAGATACTACTAACATGATCAAAGGTATGGATCAGTTAGGTGCTTCAAGCGGACAAGCTCTTGGCACAATTGCTAAAAGACTAGTAAGTGTTACCGAAGGTTCTATTAGTATGCGTGAAGCTATTGAAGCTACTACTAAAGGTACTGCTGCTGGACTGTCGTCAAAGCAAATGGAACAACTAGGTCAGGTAGCAAATAAGGCTTCTAAAGCATTGGGCGTCGCCATGCCAGACGCTATTAGTCGTTTGACTAGAGGTATTAGTAAGCTAGAGCCTGAACTGTTAGACGAATTAGGCTTATTTACAAAAATTGAAAAAGCTACACAAGACTATGCACGAAGCATAGGAAAAACTGCAGGTAGTTTAAGTGATTTTGAAAGACGTCAGGCTTTTGCTACAGCAGTACTAAAAGAAGGCTTGGATAAGTTTAGTGCTATTGATGTAAGCGCAAACCCTTATGATAGATTGCTAGCTAGTTTGCAAAACTTAGGACAAGGTGCTTTAGAAGTAGTAAACAAAATACTGTCTCCACTAGTTAATGTATTAACACAAAACCCCACCGCTTTGCTAGCAGTTATTGCAGCAATTGGGGCGTCAATACTTAAAAGTGCTATACCTGCACTAGGTCAGTACCGTGAGAATTTACAAAATGCAGCCAATGAAAGCCGAATGGTTTTCACCAAGATATACAGTGATCAACAAGAAAAGATAGGGGCTTTAGCGGATAGCGCAGGTGCAGCAGCTGCCGAAGCGTATAAAAAGGGTGCGCCCACAATAGCTAAAATTGCCGAATTAGAAAAGTCTGCTCAAGGTTTTTCCAAAGGACGTAAAGATTTTGCAGCACTAGCGGGAAAAGATCCGTTTGCTATTACGCCTGACGAAATCAAGTCTTTAGAAAATCGTGCAAGATACTTAAAGGGTAGAAATGACGCTGAAGCACAAGCGCTTACCCTACATCTTGGAAAGATGAAAGCAATACGTGCTGGCGCAACAGCAGCTTTTGAAACAGCCTCTGAAGGCCTTATTAAAGGTACTGAGCCAGGATATACTACACCAGGCTCTAATGATATTATAAATAGACGTACATTAAATAAACTAGCTGGCGAAAGTATTAGGTCTACAACTGCGGAAACTCAAGCTATATATGGCTCTAGGGCTGCATACGCTAAATTAAATGAACAGATTGCTCTTGCTCGTGATAACAAGTTAAAAATAATTACTCGTTATGATGAAGAAGGTAAAGCAGTAGTAGAGAGTACTGGCAAAATGGGTAAACTGCAAGCAGGCTATACTCGTGTTGCAGGTGTAATTGGTATTGTTGGACAAAAGTTAGGCTCTTTGATAAATGCTTTTGGTATTTGGGGAATCGTAGCAGGTGTCGTAGCCCAGGGTATTAGTCTACTTGATTCAAGTTTATCAAAAACAGGAGATCAAGCTGAAGCATTTTCAAAATCTATAGATGGAATAACTGACGCTAGTAAAAATCTTATTAGAACTTTTGGAGTATTAGACAAAACCCCGTTTGCTTCAGGCACTATACAAGGCATCTTAGCTTTATCAAATGCTCAACTAGAAGTTTCAAATTCAGTAGATACTGCTATTGATGCTGCTAAAAAGCTTGAACGAGCAATGCAAACTAGTCCTTATGACAAACTAAAAGACAATATAGCTACGTTTTTTGGTGGTGGTTTAAGCAATAATTTAGCAAAAAGCCTAAATACAACACTACAGGATTCCTTACAAGTATTTGCCGAAATGGGCAAAAAAGACGAAGCCGAAGCTATTCTTAAACAAGCCTTAGGTATAGAAAGCCTTGATATTACAAGTGTAACAAAAGCATTTGAAAAAGGCGAACCCGTTATTAAGAAGTATAACGATGCCCAGAAAAAATTAAGTTCTATAATTGGAAACAGCAGTTCTAATCTACAGAATTTTAAATCTACTACAGAAAACAGTAATAAAGCATATCAGGAATTTATTCAGTCTACTGCAAACAATAATCCTTTATTTAAATTAGGTGAATCACTTAATGACGTAAATAGTGCAATGTTAAAAGTTTCAAGCGGAGGCATTAATGAAATTAATGCTGCATTTGATGACTTAACTAAAAATCCTGAAAAGTTTCGCTTATTTGGAGAAGATTTTGTAAATGAGTTTGTAGGTATGCGAGATCAGTTTAAACTGACTTTTGAAGCATATAACACATACAAAAACTCTATTAATCAATTAGATCGTGAAGATATAAAGCTAAAAAAGGAACTAGATTTTTACCAGAAAGCTCCAGATCGTTTTACAAACCCTGATGTTGTCAATAATATCAAACGCATACAAGCTAGCTTAGAAACAAATAGAGAATCTCGTGTCATAGCAAGCCGTCAACAAACAGGACTAGGAACCAGTGTATTTACACAAGCCGCAGAATTGTTTAGTAGAGGAGCAGATAAAGCTTTCGAAAAGAGTAAAGAACTTATTAACGTAGCATTAGGACAAGCAGCAGCAAAAGCCGCGCTAACAATTGATAAAGCACGAGCTGGTGGTTTAACTGGAGAACAGGCAGCAATTGAACAAGGTAGACTAAAGCAAAGAGAGTTGCAAATTCAATTAAATGCAATTAATACAAATATTGACTTAATTAAGAGTCAAGAATTATTACGCGCATCTATTGATGAGTCTACTTCTTTAAACGCATATCTTAACGCTAAGCCTGGAGAAGAGCAACAAGCAGCCGAACTATATGGGGCGGCCGTAATTTTCAAGAAAGCTTTAGAAGAAAGCCGAGGCCGTGGTTTTGTAAATATACCTCTTCAAAATGATGGTAGCTTAAAAGAATCAACTTTAAAGCTAAAAATGGGTACGGTTAACAGACAAATAGCAAGTCAACAAGCTGCTGCTACTGGCGTTCAAGGCGAAATGGCAGGCGGTAGAATAGAAACGGACCGTGCAAAACGAGCAGGACAGTTGTCTGATTTACAAAAAATGGAAGGGGCCCAAGATTCCATTAGACAACAAGAATTATCTCGTTTAAATATTCTTGGTGGCATTACCAACTCTCTTACAGAGCAGGGTTTAAAAGACGTTCAAAGACTAGAAAATTTAAGCTTAGAAAGTAAGTATTTACTTGAAATAGCTGCTGGAAAAGTTGCTCTTGCAGATGCAGAAGCAAGCCAAAATTTTATAGAATTTGACAAACAACGAAAATTATTAAATTTTGTTGAACAGCGCCAAGAAAAAGAAAAAGATAATAAAGGGCTACAGGATCAATTCAAAATAATTGACTTACGTTTTGCAAAAGAAAAACTTGCCAGAGATATTGATTCTCAAGCACAAGAAAATGCTTTAAAAATGACTGCTGCCCAACTTGGTTCGGAGCAAGAGTTATTTAATGCAAGATCTTCTTTGGGCATGATCTATGGTGAACAAGCTGAAAATCAAAGAAAGAATCTTGAATATTCTACTTTAAATAATACTATACTTCAGTCAGAAATAGCTTTACAAAAAGAAAAATCAACCGTTCTAGCAGAAATTGAAAATAGAATATTAAAACTAGCTGCAGCAGGAAAAGATACTTCTGAAATAGAAAAAGAAAAAGCAGCAGCACTAGCTAATTTTGAGTCACAAAGAGCCGCTTTAGCAATAACTAATGATGGTCGTAGAAAAGCCCTTGACTTAACTCAATCTCTAACAGATCGTCAACTAGCTTACGGTGAAGTGTTTAAACAAAGTTTTGATCAAATGGGAGATGCCTTAATTGAATTCACAAAAACTGGAAAGTTAAACTTTAAAAGTTTAATTGATGGCATGATTGAAGGTTTAATTCGTTACGAGTTGCAACAACAGTCAGTAGCATTATATGCAGCAGCTAGACCAGCGCTAATGAATTTAATAGGCAGTGTTTTTGGGTTTGGAGTAGGACCAATCACTGCTAATGCATTTAGAGCACAAGATTTAGCTGGCGGCAGCGTAATAGGGGCTTCAGTAGCTAAAGGTGGTGTATACGATGCTGGCTTACAGAAATTTGGCAAAGGCGGAATGTTCACCAACTCTATAGTAGCTTCTCCAACGCTATTTAAGTTTGCTAAAGGTACTGGATTAATGGGAGAAGCAGGTCCTGAAGCCATTATGCCACTAAAGCGTGACGGCCAAGGAAACCTGGGAGTTCGTGCAGGTGGTGGTGGCGGTAGTGTTGATGTAGTTGTTAACAACTATGGCAATCAGCAAGCAACTACTAAAGAAACCACTGATTCACGCGGAAATCGTAAGATCGAAGTTATTATTGGCGATATGGTTGCAAGTGAAGTAGCCCGTCCAGGAAGTTCAGTTCAACAGTCGCTAGCAGGTAGTTTTAATAACAGACCCGCATTAGCAAGGAGATAAGTATGCCAATTCCCTCATGGGCTAGTCAAGCACTACCACAAGTACCGCAAAAAGGATTTTCAGAGTCTTTGGGTTTGAACATTATACGTTCAAACCCGGACGCTGGTCCTGCAAAAATGCGTCGTAAAGGTACTCGCGTTAATACAATGGATTTATCCTTTATTATGACAACTGCACAGTGTGCAACATTAGAAACTTTTATTGAAGATACTCTGCTAGGCGTTAAACGATTTACATTTCCACATCCACGTACTTTTACAAACGTAGAAGTACGTATAGTTCCTAGTTCTGATGGCGAGTTTTTTAAACTGCAGTACTTAGCGCCAGGTTTCTGGAATACCTCCTTAAAGTTTGAAATATTACCATAATGAGTAGACTAAGTAGACTATCACCACAAGCAATTCGTGCAATGTTTTCGTCTGAAACAGATGAACAGCTTATAATGTTGCTGACAATTTATGATCCAAATGGCAATACTAGTCCTACAGCCCCAACAACACCTATTAGACTAAGTGATAACTATACTCAAAGATTATCTTCTACAACAGACGATGAAGTAGTTTATGGAGTAGTAAGCCGATCTAATGAGTATGTGTTTTTGCCGATGACCCTAAACTTGCCTAATGAAAATGACAGCGGTATGGGTGATTGCTCAATTTCTTTTAACTTTGTTACGCCTGAGATGATTACTATTATTCGTAATCACTTAATGTCACGAACAAAAGTTTTAATAGAACTAGTAGTTTCTAGTAATTTAGACTATGTAGAGGCTTCACTGCAGAACTTTTATATTACAACAGCAAGTTACAATGCTGAAAGCGTTACCTTAAACTTAAGTATGGTTAACTACAATACTGAGCCATTCCCTAGTTTTAGTTTTACACCTAACTATTTTCCAGGACTATTTTAATGAATTATGATAAATATATTGGATTACGATATTTAGACAACGGCAGAACTGAAAGTGGAGTTGACTGCTGGGGATTAGCTCGCCTATTCTATAAGCAAGAATATGGCATAGACTTACCCAGCTATTCAGAAGAATACTCAGGCGGAACTGACGCGCGTATTTTACAAGTGGTAGAGCTGTATAGGGATAACTGGGAAGAAAGTGCCCAACCAGAAGCGGGAGACTTGTGTCTTTTTAACATGCTTGGTGAGCCTATGCATGTGGGTGTATATGTAGGCAATAACAAGTTTTTACACTCTCGTAGGGGCAGTGACTCAGTAATTGAATCACTAAATAATATTAAGTGGAAAAACCGTTTTGTAGCTTTTTATAAGTATGCTCCGCAAGCACAAGTGCAAGCGGTCGGAGTTCCACATCCGTTAAAATTAAGCGTATATCGTGACTGGACAGTAGCAGGTACTACTGTCCAGGACTTTGTGGATTTTGTAAAATCCAAGTATACCGTAAGCAGTGAAATAGTTAGTAAAATAGTCATTATGTTAGATGGGGTAGTTGTACCCAAAGCTAACTGGTCGACTACTGTAGTACAAGCTGGCCAAGAAATAGCTTATAAGAGCGTGGCTGAAGGTACGTCAACCAAGCGACTGCTAATAACACTTGCGGCAATTGCAATTACTGCTACTACCGGTATGCCAGGTGATATCGGTACGTTTTTAGGAGATGCGGCAGGAATTACTTTAACAGGTACGCAAGCTACTGTAGTCGGAACTGTAGCTATCCAAGTAGGAAGCATGGTTTTACAAAACGTTATTGCGCCTATTCGCCCGCCCAGAACAAATGATCCTGGCAGCGCAAATGCCTTAAACTTACTTACTGGACAAGCTAATCAAGCCAGTCAGTTTAATGCTATACCTGTCGTACTAGGAAAAGTACGATTTTCAGGAATGTTAGGTGCTACTCCTTATGTAGAGTCCTTAACAGAAACAAATATTTTAAACAGTGTTGTAGTGTGGGGGTTCGGCCCACTTTCAATCAAAGACGTTAGTATTGGTTCAAAACCCATAGATGATTTCTACTATGGTGAACCAGCTAGTGTGCCTAGACCTATTATAATAGAAGGTTTTGCCCGTGACTACGTGCTGGGTGCAACAGGCGGTATAAATGGTACTTTTAACAATCAATATGGTCGTGATGTTGAACAACGGCCTGTAAACCTAGAATTAACAAATAACGCTACTAACATAACCGCCAGCCATGCAGGCACAAGAAAATGGCAGCAAGTTAATCTTGTACAAAACGCAGATGCAATTGATGTTGTATTATCTTTTCCAGAAGGTATGCGTAAGATTAATACTAAAACTGGTAACATTGGTGTTACCACCTGCGGTATAGAAATTCAGATGCGACAGTATCAAGCAGGTGAGTGGGCTGAAGAAGATTCAAGTTCTTCAGTAAATGTATATAGTTTTAAGTCCGGCGATGCTCAAGCATTTCAACTGTTTACAATGAATCCGCCCAGTGGCGTGGTTTATGCTGGCCAAGGTGAAGGTGCCGACACTGCAGTTCCACTATATAGATATACTACATTTTGTTTATCGCCTAGTGGCGGCATAACCAGATTTGATGGAGCAGCTACCGAAACTCTAGGACAAGATGCTAGTTTACAAATACAAGCAGAATATGCCAAAACCAGTTATGCTTCACTTGTGGGAACGTCCGGTACAAAGACCTACAAACCACAAATACCTCCTGGATACTTACCACTATACGAAGTATATCAAAGCTCAACCGGAACTATTACACCAGTGGCGGCAACACAACCCGTAGATTCTTATAGCGGTACGGATGGCTTACAATATTCAGTAATTGAAACTCCAGAGTCTACTGGTAGTGGAATGGATACTGTATGGGGTACCTCTGCAATCAAAACTGTAAAAATAACATCTGGCAGAGTTTATGCAGATGCTAGTGGCGTTGATTTAACAGCTGCTGCTGTTACTGTATGGAGTACACAAACTTTATTTGGCACACCAGGAATAGTTATAAAAGGCAGTGGTGGAAACTGGAGTCAGTTCTTAAAAGATTATGGTATTTGGGGTGTAACGGATACAACTGCTGCTGCAACTCCTGATAATCCTAACGCCTATGGAGGTAGTTGGATATATAATGTACCATCATTTTACTTTCCATACACAGGGTATTATGAAGTAACTGCTGCATGCGATGATCAAGGTGAAATTTTAATTGATGGTATACGTGCTGTACAGATTCCTAAAGCTGGCGAAAATAACACAATTGCAGCAATAACAGGCTTTATTAAACTAACTGCAGGTTTTCACAGTATTACTTTAAGTGGTGTTAACAATCAAGCCAATGACAAAGGTATTGCCGCCTTAATCACCTATAGGGCAAATAACGGCGTTAACATACAACCTAGTCAAAACACTATTCTTACTTTTGGTACTGGTGCGTGGTTCGAAAGACGCAAAGACGCATTTAACTGGGTACACTCGGTAGAAAATCTACCAAGAGGTAGATATCAAGTACGTGTTCGTCGTACAAATCCCGACGAAACTGAAGATGAAGTTGATCAAAAGAAATTCCACAAAGCAATACTAGCAAACGTTACAGCATACGATAGCCAAAAATTGCCTATGGTAAATCCACCCGGTACTTATCTAGCAAAAACAGGAATACGAGTTCAAAGCAGTAATAAAGTAAACGGACAGATTGATGGAATTAACGCACTAGTGCAAACAATTACCTGGGACTATGACAGAACCACAAGTAGTTGGGAAAACTTGCGCGAAACCAATAATCCTGCCAGTTTATTTGTATACGTATTAATGCATCCTGCAAATGCTTTTAGAGTTACTCTTTCAGAACTAGATATTCCTAGTTTAACAGCTTGGCATAACTTTTGCAATCCTGTACCACAAATTGTAGCAACACCTAGTATGCAAAAAGGTCGTTACTATACTATTAAAAGTCTGGGTACAACCACGCAAGCTTCTTGGAATATTTTAGCTGGAACTACTGGTGCGGTATACGTCGTTGGCAATTCATTTGAAGTAAAAGTTGCTGGTGGTCAGCCAGGAACTGGAACCGGAAGTTACGCGCCTAAATTTACTTATAACAGTGTTTTAAGTAGCACACAAAGTGTTATGGATACACTACGAGATATTTGCGCAGCAGGCAAAGCTAGCCCTACTTACATCGATGGTAAATGGGGTGTTGTAGTTGACACCGAACGCACACATACGGTTCAACATTTTACTGAGCACAATAGTTGGGGCTTTGAAGCCACCAAAATTTTACCAATATTACCACACGCTTTCCGTATTACCATTAGCGACGAAGATTTAGCTTACCAAACTAATGAAATTATTGTGTACAACTATGGATATGGGCCAGCAACAGAAGGCGGTAAAATAGGTGCTACACTATTTGAACAACTAAGTTTACCTGGAGTTACAAATGCAGATCAAGCTACTCGTTTAGCAAGATGGCATTTTGCTCAGTTAAAGCTACGACCAGAAGTTTACACAATTAATGTAGATTTTGAACACTTAGTGTGTACTCGTGGAGATAAGGTAAAGATTACCCACAGCGTACCACAGTGGGGTATTGGCAGTGGACGCTTAGGTCCTGGAGTAGGAGACACAGTATCAGGCACTACTCTAACACTAACAGAACCTGTACTTTTAACAAATAACACTAATTACAGTATTCTTATTCGCACAAATAATATAACTAGTACTGCTGGCACTGGCAGCGTTACTAGAAACTTTTTATATACTGGAACTACTGGATATACTAGTACAATTACAGTACCTGAAATATTAAGTACTGATGGTGTAAAAACTGATAACTTATTTATGATAGGTTTAGCAAATATTAGTACGCAAGAATGTATTGTTACTGCTATTGAGCCTAGTAATGAATACAGTGCAAGAATAAGTCTGGTAGATTATTCTCCAGAAATATACACAGCAGACTTAACAGAATTGTTAACGTTTAACCCTAAGACGTCGCTTAGTAATATTTCTATCGTTAAAACCACAATTACAAAATCGCCGATTATTACTAGTGTTAATAGTACAAGCACTCAAAGTAATCAACTTGCTAGTGGAAACTATCAGAATAAAGCTATTGTAGCATTTACAAATCCGCAAGATTTACCAGCTGTTGCTTCCAAAGTACAGTTTGATATAATTGATGGAGATGTACCTACTTGGGACACTAATCCTGGTACACTGTATGAGATTGATAAAAATAACAGTACTTTTGAATTTGTTAATTTAATTTCTAATAAAAACTATAAAGTACGAGCCAGATATACAAACGCTGATCGTACAATTTGTGGTCCTTGGTCACAAGATTTTGCTTTCAATAATGACGGTAAAAATAAAAACTTTAGTATTTCTCCTACACTTAATATAGATTTAGAAACTACTTATATTGTAGTAGACCCAGTTACGGCAAATCAGCCTAGTGACTTTAAAGCGTATGCTTATAGACTTTATAAGAGTACTGTTACTACAGATTTGTGGGATACTACACCAATTATTCCAGAAATACGAAGTCAAGGACAAGGCAGACTGGACTTAGAGAAAGTACCAGTACCTCGTATATCTGAAGCCGGTATTGACTATAAGGTAGAATGTAGAGTATTAGATAAAACTAATAACTATAGTGCTGCAAGTTCGTATGCTTTAATTAAAATTAAAACAATTGTTTAAGGATAAATATGGCAGGAACCTTATTTCCAGGCGTAAACTCGTTAGTATTAAAATTAGATACACCATACGATACAATTAGAACAGACGATATTCGTGATGATTTAATTAAAGTAAAAGTATGGTGTTCTGCAGAAGCAGGACCTTCTGGAATAGGTTTTACTCCATCAAATGCCAACCTGGTATTTGATGGATTAAGTCTGTCTATTACTATAACGGGATTGTCAAATGGTGGCGGTACTCCGATTCCGTTTGTACCTGGCACACCTTAT